ACAGCCGCATGGTCGAGTTGGCCAGTCTGCCGGACCACGACTGAGCCACGTTCTCGGCCGTCCAGCGCGACAGATCGCTGATCATCGAGTCGGCGATCATGCCGTGGGGGTTCATGAAGGTCTTAGTGTCGGCTGTCATCGCCGCGCCCAGGTTCTTGATGGCGTCCCAGTAGCTCAGCTTGTTGAAGCCAGTGGTGACGAAGTACGTCCCCATGTCGGTGATGGATGAAAGCACCGCTCCCTGCAGCTTGCCGAATGTCTCGATGTTGCGCACATGGGTGCCGATCTGGGCGACGCGGGCGGACAGAGCTTGGCCGCTGGTGCCATTGAGCACGCGCCAGTAGGCGTCAGCACGGTTGCCAAATACGCGCTTGGGACCACCGTCTGCACGGTCAGCCATGTCGAACTGCAGCCGCATCTGCGCATCGGGGTTCGGGCCGTAGCGCTCGACCAGGGCGATGTCGCGCGCCAGCCCTCCCAAGTGCCCCATCATCGCGTCGTACATTGATCCGGTACCGAACTGACGCTGGTACTGCAGGTACGCCTCGCCGTCCTTGAAGTGGATCTCGCGCGACTGGCTGCCACGGTTGGCTCGGGCGCCGGTACCGCGAGACTGGCCGGGTGCCACCTTGTTGGCCCCGTCGCTGCTGATGGTGTCCCAGGCCCCGCGCAGGATATCGAGCACCTCGGCGTCACTCAGGCGAGCGCCTGCATCATCGACGTAGCGTGAGCGATCCAGCATGGGCAGCACGTCTGCGGCCCATCGATCGCGACCATGCTTGAGCACCTCGGCTTGGTCGTGGGCCTGAGGCAGATAGCCATAGTCCAGCCGCCCTACGTCACCACCTGCGGCATTGAAGCGCTGGCGCAGCTGCTCCGTCACCTTGAGCCACGCTTCGGCCCCCGCCTTGGCAATGGGGTTGCCGGTGTTGGCCTTGCCCATGCTGAACACCTCCATAGCGAGGTCGCGCGTCATCAGCGGGTTTTGGGCGTCGAACAGCGTCATGAGCACGCGGCGGCCAACGCTCGCGCCTGTCTGGTTGTCTGCCGCCTCGATCAGGTCGACAAGATGGCGCGTGCTGTCACGCTTGATACCGTCCACGTAGGCGTTGGTTCGCTCCATGTCATCCACCAGCGCTTTGGTGCGACCGCTGCCCTGGCGCTGCATGTAGTCCTGCACGCGCTGCTCCGTCTCGGCGGTCTTGAGTGCTTGCCTCTGGGCGTTGGCAACCTTGCGCGCGGCCTCGTCTGCCAGGTCCTGCGCGGCCTGCTGGGCGGCCAGCAGTACACGCTGGTCCGGTGGGTAGCTCTGCCAGTTCTGATCCTGGCGAGCCAGGCGGCGCATCGTGCCCTGCATCCGCTCATCGATGGCGCGGGCCTGGGCGTCGGTGAGCGATTTCCCGCCGGCGGCCATCCGGGCGGCGTTGATCTGATTTCGGCATTTCGGGTTCATCGTGTACGCTCCGGGTCATGGAATTTCTGATTGGCTTCCTCAAGGTGGCCGGCATCATTGGCGTCATGACCCTGATCATCCCGTTGATGGTCGCGGGGGGTGCGGGGTCGTGGCGTGCTGGCTGGAAGGCCTGGATCGCCTACCTCAAGATCATGGGCGGCTTCGTCCTGGTGGGCGGTGGCTTGGGCGTCGTGATGGCGATCAGCGAGCACGGCCTGTCCTTGTTTTGGGACCTGCTCACCCATTGAGCAGGAAGCAGGTCGCGGCCACCTGCATCAGCGGCGCATCGTTGCCGCCCAGGTCGAAATCGCTTCCCTCCATCGCCTCGCGCTGAACCTGGGCCAGGAAGTCGGCCAGCGGCATCGGCTTGTCCATGCCGTCCATCTGCACGGTGAGGTCAGGAAACTGCTGCGAGACGTCGGCCAGACGCTGGGCTACCAGTCCGGCTTCGGCGGCATTGCCTCTGGCTCCGGAAACTCCAGCGCCCCCCTGCTCTCCTGCTCCTGCTGGGCCAGCGCCGCCCGCATCCGTTCGCGTCGGCTGGGCTCCCTGCTTGGCCGGTGCGGGTGATGGCTGGGTGTCAGCACGTCCAGCAGCGGGGGCATCTGTGCGCGGTGCGTCTTGGACATTGGTGCGGGGCTCCGGGGTGGTGAGGGCTGCGGCCTCGCGTGCGGCGGCTGCCGTGGGGGTTTCGCGCGTGGGCGGTGCGTCAATCTGTGCGCGCTGGCGTCCGGCCTGCTCTGCCTGGCGGTTCAGAATGTTGAGCGCGTCGAAAGCCTGCTGGCCCTGCGCGTTGTCAGCCAACATGCCTTCGAGTCGATCCACCCGCGCCTGCACGTCCGCCGCTTGGGCGCCAAACTCTTTGCGGGCCTGCGCCATGGCCTGCTTGAAGCTGAGGCGCTCCGACTGCTGCAAGTCGGCTGCGCGTGCCTTGATGGCGTCGGGGCTTTCCAGCTCGGCCAGGCGCACCTGAGCGTCGGCCAGCTCAGCCTGCATCTGACGCACCGCGGTGGGCTCTGCCAGCTTGGATGCTTGCGCCATCAAGTCGGTGCGGGCTGTCTCCAGCCCCTGGGCGAAGGTGTCCAGGGCGCGGGCTACCTGCAAGCGCTCCACCGGCACCAGGTCGGTGACGTCAACGCGCCGGCCGGCGCTCAGGTCGTCCGCTGCACGGGCGAAGGCATCGAGGTGCATGGCCGCAGCTCGGGCATCGTCGGCGCTGTGCAGGCCTGCGCTTTCGATGTGCTGAGTGAGCATCTCCACCCGGGCGGCGTCCACCTGCTCAGGTGTGGGGCGCAGCGGTTCAGTCTGTGCAGAATCCTGCGCACGGGCGACGTCACCTTCGGGCGCTGGACTGCGATCTGGTGCAGTTTCTGGTGTGTCGGCAGTTTTGCCAGCAGCCCGCATCCTGACGCCACGCATCGCCCACATGCCGAAGCCGGCGGGGATGATGGTGGAGACTGCCAGGCCCACCGGGTCCAGCGGGTCGTACTGGTCGGCCAGCTGGGTGTAGTCGGCGGCCTGCAGGATCTCGCGTGTCGCGGCCTGCTGGCCCATGAAGGAAAGCGGCCCGCCCACAGCCACCAGGGCGGCGGTCTGCGTGGCGGTCTTGCCGGCCACTGGAAGGGCCACGCCCAGGGCAGAGGTCAGGCCCACCACCGCGCCGACCTGGGAGCGGGTCAGAGGGTCAACGCCCTGGCGCTTGAGGTCGTCAGCTGTGGTCAGGGCCTCATCGAGGCCCACCAGGCCAGCCCCTGCGACAGGCCCAGCCACGGCCGCCCCTGAGACTGCCTTGGTACCGAAGCGGGTCAACCCGAAGACGGTTTGCTCGGCCACGTGCGAGGTGGCAGCGTCAGGCATCCACTGGCGGGCCTGCTGGCGGAAGTCATCACCCGCGCTGAACTCCAGCCCCTCATCGAGCATCTTGCGGCGTGCCTGGGTCTCCTGCTTACGCTGCTCTGGCGTCTGCGTGGAGAACATGCCAGAGCGGGCATCGGTGGCCGCCATGGTCTGGCCGAAAGCCCCGAGCACGTCGGCAATGCCGCCGGCTGTCTCATTGGCGCCGGTACCAACCCCGCGCGGGGCGGCTGTCAGCGTCTTCCACGCGCTGAACTTGGACGCTTGAGGCGTGGGCGTCTGCGGTGGCCGCGTGATCAGGTCGTTGATCGCGGCCTCAGTGTCGGCTTGGTAGAGGTCATCGAGCATGTCAGGGCTTCGCGGTGATGGTGATGGAACGGCCTTGGGCGTTGGTGACGATTCGGCCACCAGCCTGGACGGCGTAGCGGCCCTTCCCGATGCTGATCAACTGGGCGTCGGGGAGTGCCTTCACGAAGGCATCGACGGTGGCCTCCTGCCCCCCAATCCGCACGACGCCGCCTGGCGTCTGGGATGCGAAGTCCTGGGGCTTGAGGGAGCGCAGCCGGTCCTCCAGATCGCTTTGGGTCACCCCGGCAGGGATGGGGATGTTCTTGCCGTTGTGCTCGATGATGTCGCCCCCCGCTGCAAGGCGCACCGCACGTGCTGGTTCAACGCTTCCTTCTGAGGCCATGCCTGCGGTGATGAGGTAGGCGGCTTCTCGCACGTCTGCGGCTTGTCGCTCGTTGGCATAGGCGCCGTCGACCATCTTGGCGATCTTCCCGCGCCAGCCTGACTCAGCGGCTGCATCCACCTTCACCGCCTTGTCTTTGATCGCTGCCTGGCCCTTGAGGATCAATTCAGAGGTGTAGCGCCCTGAGGTGGTTTTGCTGCTGCCGTACTGCAGGGCCAGAGAGAGGGCCTTGTCCTGCTTGTCGATCTGAGCGGCCAGGCCTGCGGATGCCTGTGGCCCCAATTGCGTGCCGATGGTGGCCAGCGCAGAGGCGCGCTGCTGCACGGGAAGCGACTGCAGCATGGTGCCCAGCTGCTGCGCCTCATCGGTGGTGAGGGGAGACGTGGGGCGCCCAGCCCAGGACTGCACGACGGACGCCGCTTGCATTCGGCCTTGCAGCGACTTGACGGCGCCATCTACGCTGCGCAGGTCAACCGGCTGCAGGTCGATGATCACGCCACGCTGCAACCCGGCGCGCAGCGGGTCTTCACCGAAGTCCCGGCGCGACCCTTCGAGCACGCGCTGCAGTGAATCGCGGCGCTTGACCAGTGATTCGCTGGCGCCTTGCTGCGCAATCTGCGCGTTAACTTGGTCGAGGGCCGCCTGCTGCACCTTGATGGGTTGAGCTGCAAAGCCCCCCACCTCCCTGGCGCGGGTTTGCAGCTGCTGCAGCGCACCGGCAAATGGCGTGCCAGATGTCGTCGCGGCGAGTCGGTCGTATTCTTCGGGTGCCAGCGGGATGCCTGCATCGATGAGGGACTGCCCAGCCTTGAATGCGGCCTCGGCTCGGCTGAGCCGCGCTTCGGCTTGCCGCTGTGCGCGCTGGGCTGCAATCTCCTGGCGCTGCAAATAGGTCGTCTCCCGGCCTTCGAGCGTGGCCTCGATCTGAGCGCGGCGCTGCGGGTCGAGGTCGGCAAAGCTGTCGCCGGACAAGGCTTCACGCGCCTTGCGCACGCCTTTCAGGTCGCGGGCCGAGCCGACCAGCGCAGTTGCCTGGGTGTAGGCCGTGCCCTCGCGGAATTGCTGCTTCTTGAGGGCGATCTGCTCAGGCCCCCACCCGGCCTTCGGTCCCATGGCTTCCAGCTGGGCGGTGTATTCCATCACAGCGCGGGGGCGATCCTTGGCGGCCATGCGCTGGTATTCCTCACCCAGCGTCAGCAGGTTGGCCTGGGTGTCTTGCTGGCCTCGCTTGGTCAGCGTGTCGCGCACACCGTTGAGGCCGCGGGCCTGCAGGTCCTCAAACGCCACTTGGAGCGGGCCGGCATAGCGCGGGTCCATGCCGTCCAGGCGCCCATTGGTCAGCTCTTTGAAGCGGGCCGACCATTCCTCTGTCGCCTTGTCCTTGCTGATGGTGCCGTCGAGGATGCCCCGGCTGATTTCGTCGCTCAGGTCGGAGGCATCGTTGATGGTCTTGACGCGCACACGGCCGGCATTGGTTTGCGCCTCGACCTCCCGGGCCTCTTGGTCAAGCCGGGTTTGCGCGGCCATCTGATCGAGGGCAATGCCCTGCACAGTCTGCGCGACTTGCCCAAGGGCATCTGCTGCCCCTGTGTTGGCCACAGCGCGGGTAGCGCGTTGCGGCTGTGCGACCGACTGGCCGAAGTTGCCCATTGGGATGGTTGCCATGCGTACACCTCAAGCCAAGTTGCTGACGTTGACACTTCCAGCACTGCCGTTCACTGACATGGGAGACCCCACGCCAGATGCCGGTGCGCGCCACCCTGAGGCCTTCATCGCCCCCGCCCCAGCCGACAGCAGAGAGCTGGCGGCCTGCCCGTACCCGGCCATCTTGGCGTTGCGGGCCTGCTTGCCGTAGGCGATGGCCTCTTGTGTCAACGAGTCGGCCCCACGCCCGCCGGTGATGATGGCGTTGAGTGCATCGAACTCACCACCACGGGCGATCTCGTTGTCGACGGCGATGGCTGAGCCGACACCAACGTCCACGCCACCGGCAGCGAATGAGGCCTCAGCTGCAGCGCGTTGACGCCGTGCGGCTTTTCGGATCTGGTCGGCTTGAGCGTTGGCAGCGTCCTGCTCTTGCCCGGCCTGACTGGCCATGTTGCGGCCCGTCTCTTCTGCGGCTTTTGCCTGCTGGTTTGCGCTGTACAGAGCGGTTCCAGTGCCTGCAACGGCTGCACCAATCAACAACATTTCGACGCCAGTACACATGGCTTATCTCCCACTCAAATCAAAGACGGAGCCCAGGCGCTTGAAGCCCAGGCCAAGGTACAGGCGGTCGGCCTGATCGGGGTTCGTGCCCGTGCTGATGCCTGCTGTGACGATGTGCGCGCCGATCTCACGCGACCAGTCCGAGAAGGCGCGCAGCAGACGAGCGGCATGGATGCCTCCGCGGCGAGTGGTCGGAACGAACAACACCAGATCGAACGCCGCGAGCCCGTCGCAGGCCCAGTGCTCAGTGCAGGCCCCCACCATCACGCCCACCAGCTGGCCGCCCTCATCTGCCACACGCACAAACCCTCGGGGGCTGTCGATGAGGGACAAGAGCATGGCGCGCACCTTGCTGGGGCTGTACGGCATGCGAGAGAACTGCGGCGACTCGGCGGCCATGGCGCGGCCCAGCTCAATCAGGCGCTCGATGTCGTCGTGTGTTGCGGGTCTGATCATGTTTCGTTGAATGTGAATTTGCGGATGACGCCCATGACGTGGCACGGCAGCGGGTGGTCGTGCTCGATCAGGGTCTCCACCGTGCCGGTGTCCCACCCCAGGTCTGTCACGTCCTTGAAGCCTGTGAACGGTGCGAGCGGTTGGTCCAGGATGCCCACCCCGAGCTGTCGGAAGGAAACCTCTTGGCCGTTGATCTGCAGGCCCACGGTGTCACGAACCACGACGGCGACCTGGTTGGCCCGCTGCTGCGAGCCCAACGCGGCACCAGCACCGCCGGTCACCTCCGGGGGCAGCAGCTTGATGCGCATCTTGAAGGGCAGGCCCACCTCCACCGATGTGGCGGGGCGCTGCAGCGTGATCTGGCCGCCCGTCACGGTCTGGCGAGGTTGAGACACGCCATCGGCCAAGATGGCCACCTCTTTGCCTTCCAGATGGTCAAAGCCTGTCCAGACGGTGTCGGCGGTCAGTTGCTGGCCTTTGACGGCGCTGTCCGTGTAGGCGTCCTGGTCGAACAGCTCGACGTAGCGCACCGTCGCGCCATTGATCTCACGCCGCACGATCAGCATGGTGCGATCCCGGTCACCATCGGGCACCGTGGCGATGGACTCGACCACACCGCCGAGGTTGGAGCGGGCCCAGCCAGCCACATCCTGGTCGCGGTCGAAAGTGCAGTGAACCAACACGCCGTCAGTGCGCGCGGCCATCACCAGCATGCCGGGCTCTTTGTGCCAGGACAGGGCCGTGATGCCTGGGGCAATGAGGTGCTCAGCCAGAACGGAGATGTCGGGCGCGGCCCAGACACCGCTGATCTCGTTGTAGCTGGCGGCCCGGATGCGTTTGCCTGTGCGCTGCACGTAGACCTCTTCGGACCCCACGCGGGCGGGTCGCACCTGGGCGCATCCGTGGTTGCTGCGAGGCTTGGCGCGCACGTTGGTGGGCGTGATGGGCTTCTCCACCCCGCCATCCATGGTGAACTCGCCACCGAATGAAAGCGCCATCAGCGCCTCCATGCTCGACAGGTAGGTGATGGGGTTCAGGTCATCGCTGACCATCTGGAAGGCGAACGCGTCGGTGTCCAGCGTGCCGAGCTGGAAGCTGAAGTAATCACCGATGGGGGAGCCCCAGATCGTCTGCGGGTAGGCCGGTGAGCCTGCGGCCAGCAGGCGCTGGCTGTGGAAGGTGCCCGTGCTCGGGTAGCCGTCAAAGTCGTTCCAGGCTGGGTAGTTGAGCGTCCACGACGCGGCCACCGCCTTGGTGGCGCTGCTGAGCTCGCGCTCGATGCGCCCATTGGCGATCAGCGCAGACGTCACAGCAGTGATCTTGACCAGCCCCTCATTGATGACAACGTACTTGCCCACGTCCAGCGGGCGCCATCCGTCCGCATCCAGCGTGAGCGTGATGGCTTCGCCCACCGGGTTGGCTGCGCTGGGCGTGCACCCTGTCTGCGGGCTCTGAGCCAGGGACCACGAGCCTGGAGCCAGCGTCGTGCTTTCGAACTCGTTGGTGATCTCGACCGTGACGACGGAGCCGCTCGTGACAGCGGTGATCTTGGCGGTACCGGCACCCGAGAAGATCTCGCGCCCCAGGTCAGCGGCCTGCCAGGTGAGCGCAGCCGATGACGTTGCTGTGCGTCCGGCTCCTACGGTTTTGGCCGAGAGGGTCAACGTCTCCCCAATTCGCACACCGATTTCATCGAACGGCACCGGATTGAACGGCGCCATGTCCAGCATCCAGTGATCATCTGCGTAGCGGCGCAGGCGGCGCGGGTAGACGGATGGGTGCCACAGCAGCATGGTGTCGGCGCCCTGGTTGAAGTCCATCTCCTGCACCTGAGCCTCGGTGTAGGGTGTCGCGATCTCGTAGGGAACGCCAGGTGATGCAAGCACCTGACCTGCCGACGTGTGCACGCGCATGTAGCCGTCCCCGAACTCCAGCCAGTAGGCCTTGGTGCGAGAGAAGACGAACGGGATCAGGCGGGCCTTCTTGTTGGCGATCTTGGTCGCGCCACGGTAGAGGGTGCCCCAGCGCTTGTCGATACCGCCGTGGATGATGGGCCAGCCGTTCTCGATGAGCGCAGCGCCGTTCTGGTAGCGCTGCACGTCAATGCGAATCCCCATCTTGGGGGTGAGCTCACCGCTGGTGAAGTTGGTGGTGACCGCTGTGACCTTTGGCATTACCAGCCCCCGCCAGGAAACCGAGAGCGGTACAGAGGGTCATCCTCGATGCTGTCGGGCGTGTCTTCCATGCCGTCGATGGCCTTGGCCCGGCGCACCGCGCGCTCTGCCATTTGTGCGATCGACTCCGCTTTGGTGGACGATTCGGTGATTGGCAAAGCCATCAGGGCGGCCATGTGCATGGTCATGGCAGACACCATGCCGGCGTCCCAGGTGTCCTCAGGAACCTCGGCCACGTACTTGATGCGCAGCACCAAGGTGTTGGCCATCACGCGGCGGCCCTCGATCTTGAACTCCTGCCCATCCACTACTTCGAGCATGCGCAGGAAGTCTGCAGGCAGCTGGAACTGGTGGGCGTAGCCGTGCTCTGGGGTATCCGACAGCGGGGCCAGCGTGGCGCGCTTGATGGCGGCATTCCACGGATGGCCGCGCAGGAAGTCGCGCTTGGCGTCCGGGTACAGGTTGGCCGCCACCTGTGCGGCCATGCTTCCTTCGGTGAACGAAGCAATGGGCTTGTCGCCCAGCATGATGAGGGCGTTCGAACAGATCGAAACGGGCGAGGCCATGTGTCAGCGCTCCAGTAAAAAAAGGGGGCCGAAGCCCCCTCAAACCCCTTGAGGGGTCCCCACTCTCGCTTTCGCGATCAGTTGCCCTGTGCGTAGCTGATGCGCGCAGTGAGCGTGCCGGTTGCCGTGGCCGCTGCGGTCAGCGTGGCCACCACGTCGTACATCACCTGCGGGTCGCTCGACAGGCCCAGGACTTGCCACAGCGGCTTGGCCAGGTTGGCGATGTCGTGCACACCAGACTCGTGCAGGATGTTGGTGCCGGTGGTGATGGCCGTGGCCAGCGACACAGCCGAGCCGAACAGGTCGGCATCGACGGCAGCACCGCCGTCCTGGGTCGTGCGGTACAGGCCGAAATCGGCAGCGGCGGCGGTGATCGGGTCGCACAGGATCACCAGCTCGCGCAGCGAGGCCGTAGACGGCACGCTGCCCAGGATGAATTTCGAACTGATGGAGTCGCCGTTGGTGACTTCGACGGTGTCGGCCTGGTCATACAGGCGGCGCGGGCCGGTGCTCAGAGAGGATTTGCCGCCGCTGTCACGAGCAGTGATCAGCGAGGACTTGACGGTGACGACAGCCATGATGGTGCCCTTTCAATGTTCGGTTATTCAGGCCTGTGGCGATCAGATCGTGAAGTCGATCGTGATCACCTTCTTCTCGTCCTGGCGACCAGCGCCCAGGCTCATGTAGCCATAGGCCTCAGTCGGGTGACCGCGCTTTTGCTTGTTCTCGCCGATGCTGGTCTTGACGTTGATACCGGTGCCCATGTGAATGGCCGACTTCGCCCACGCCACAGTCTTGCGCTCGGTAGCACCGTTCGCACCGTTGTCGAGCTGCTCGTAGGGAATCCAGTTGAAGCCCATCCAGTTGGTGGCGACCTTGCCCTCTTGCAGCATTTGCACGGCCATGAAGTCGGCACTGGTCAACGTGGTGTCAGCCAGGATCTGAGCAACCATGTTGCTGTCGTAGAGCATGTACAGCTGCTCGCCGTTTTCCTGATCGCACTCGTTGGCGCGGAACAGCTTGCGGGCCAGCAGGATCTTGGCCTTGGTGAAAGCCGTGCCGCCGGCCAGGATCTTCTGACCGCTGGGCAGAGAGGCGGTGCCGAAGGTGTTTTCACCGGTCTTGACGATGATGTCGTCGATCAAGGCGCGGTAGATGGACTTGTCCTTGCGGCGGTTGGCAGCTTCGGTCAACAGGCCCACATACTTGTACGACGGGTCGGCTGCCAGCTTGGGGATGTCGAAACCATCGACCACCAGGGTGCGGTCGAAGTCGGCCATGTAGACCACGCGGGTGTTGTTGTCCAACTCCGCGGGGTTCTTGTCCTGATAGCGACCGGTGACGGCCTCCATCTCGGTGGTGCCGAGGCTGTTGATGGTGAACGAAGAACCGTCGATCTGACCACGGTCGATCACCGCAGCTTGCAGGCGGCTTTCTTTTTGGGCCAAGGCGGATTCAAACGAATCGTGGAACTGCTGCTTGAAGGCAGCGGTAGTGGCGCTAGGGAAAGGCATGATGTGCTCCTGAAAGGTGACGCCGTTCAGGGTGTCCGGTCATCCGGGCCTGCTGTCGTGACCTGCCCCGGCTGGGCTGCGGTGACGGGCTGTACTGTTGAGGGTGTCCGGCTGCCAGGCCGGGCCTCGTTCGGATACCAATGTGCCAGCGCGCCCGGCAGGAATCCCGACCAGAAACGACAAAGCCCGCACGGGCGGGCCTTGGGTGGTGCGGTGCCTTGTCGGCGTCAGCGCTGCTGTGGGTAGCGTTTCTCGTACAGGGCATTGATCTTGTCCTGCACCTGCTGGCGACGCGGGTCCTTCTCAGGCAGGGCGTCCTTCTCAGCGCGCAAGGCTGCGACCTGGGCGTCAAAGTCCTGCGCTTCGGCCACGCCAGCTTGCGTGCCAGCCGGGGTGTCTTCCTGCATCTCAGGCGCCAGTGCAGCAGCCAGGCGCAGGAACATGGGGTTGTTGCCCAAGGCGGCATTGAAGTCGTCGAACGACACGCCCAGCTTTTTGGCCAGCTTCTGACCCGCAGCGAAGGCAAGGCCCACGTTCTTGTCGAACTCTGCGTCGTCCTTCCAGACTTCGCGCAAGGCGGTGGCGGCCTTCTCGGCTTCTTGCTCAGGCTGGGCAGCAGCTGCGCCCTTGGCTTCGACGGCCATGCTGGCATACGCACCGAGCACGTGATCCAGTTGCTTCTGCGTGAAGCCCAGCTCATGCGCACCGGTCACGAAGGCCTGCAGCTTGGTGTCAGCAGCCATGTCCCAGCCTGCCAGGGCTTCGGCGTGGGCCTCGGGCACGGCCAGCTTGTAGCCAGCCACATCGGGCGGCGGCACATCGCCAGCGCCGAAACGCTTTTCGAGGTGCGAGCGGCCCTCATCGATCTTGCGGGCGGTGGCCTGCCAGTCAACCTCTTCACCGTTCTTGACCAGGTACTTCTCAGGCGCGGACCATTCATTGCCATGGGCACCCTTGCCCATCACAGTGGCGGGCGCAGCGGGTGCTGCAGGCTGAGCGCCTGGTGCAGCAGCCGCAGGTGTAGCTGGAGCGGCTGCGGCAGCAGGTGCGCCGCCTCCAGCCCCACCCGCATCCGCAGCAGCAGCCTCATTCATCAGTCGGTGTTTGGTCTTCAGCAACATCGTTCACTCCGTGGGCGCGGTTGATCTGTCGCAGGATGAACTGAACAACTTCCAGTTGCCCTGCTTTGTAGTCGGTGGCGCGCGCCGCGTCGACGCCTCCGGGTGTATAGGGGTTGCGCCCAAAGCGGGCGATGAGCTGCTCCAACACAGCAACGCCGTCGGCGTTGTCCTCGAAGAGGCGGCGGTAAGCGTTGGGGTCTGGGGTGTGAGTGACAGACATGGCTTGTCGGCTTAGGCTGCGCTGGCCATGCGCTGAGCCATGGAGTCAGTCAAGGATTGCTGAGCCGCCTGGGCCTGCATGGCTTGCTGTTGGGCTTGAGCGTCTTCCTTGCGCGCTTCGCGCAGAGCCTTGACCTTGCGGGTGTCTGGAATGATGCGCTGCGGCACACCCAGACCGTCACCGACTGCGCGGGTGGCCTCGTCAACGTCGTAGAGGTCTGCCGCCGTGGAGAAGCCTGCGGCGACCTGCTGGCCAACGAACACGCCGTAACGCTCGATGGCGGTGACCTCTTCCAGCTTTTGGCTGCGGGCCATCGGGCTGATGTATTTGACGTGGAAAGACTGGCCTGCCAGAGACTGAGGGGCTTGGCCCAGCACACCTGCGCGATAGGCGATGCCGAAGCAGCGCTCAATGAGGGGCTGCAGGAACTCAGCCTGCATGCGACCGAACACGGGGCCCAACAGCTGGCGGATCAGCGCCACGCGCACATGCACCTCGGTGGCGGTCATCGCGGGGCCGTCCTGAGGTTGCAGCTGGTCAGCCAGCAGGCGCTTGCGGATGGCACGCTCAAGCCGCTCTTCTGCTGTGAAGGCGACACGGAAGTCAGCGCCCGTCATGAGCGGCTTCATGCTGTCGACGCTGTTGGCGACGATGACCTTGCGCGGCCCCACCTTGATGGTCTTGGGGTTCAGAACGCCATCGTCCTCTGCGATCCACATGCCAGCCACCGCCAGCTCAGTGGCGCTCAGCTCGTTGGCACGCAGGCGGTTGAGTAGACGAATGTCGGGCAGGGCCGATGCCACCGGGCCGGTTGCATACGCGCTCTTTGGCAGGCGAGACCAACGCGGCACCGCGCACGGGAACTCGTGGTAACCCGACTCGCGCACCAAGTGCTTGCCGGCCTTCTCAAGCACCACCGATGAAAACGGCAGGTTGCGCGCCAGAACCGCGCCAGGAACGTGCATCGGGCGCGGCTCGATGGTGTGCACGAACTCGATCATGGTGTCCGGCTTGGACTGCAGAAGCTCCTGCGACTTCTCCGACAGAGCGGATGCGCCCCACTTGGCGGCAGCCTGCTCGACGGTCAGCGAGAAATCACGCTCGATGGTGTCCACGCGTCCACCGGCCTTGCTGCTGCCGATGTAGCACTGCGACAGCGGCCATGTCTCGAAGGTGTACCCACCGACGTCCCGGTCCTCATCGATGTAGAGCACGAACCAGCCAGCCGACACGATGTCGAGCATGGCATCGAACACCTCGGCGTCAAAGTTGGCGCTGTGGATGTTCTGCCAGATGAAGTTGGCCGCATCGCTCAGCCAGCGCTTGCCGTCTTCCGCCGCGCCATCGACGTCCAGGTCGAACCAGCGCGAGTTGCTGGGCGTCACACCACTGACGAGGTTGGCCGCCAGGTTCTCGGCGGCATCTGCCGACACAGACGACAGCACCCGGGCCCGCTTGGTTTGCTCAGATCCAGCATCGAAGGAGCCATCTTCCCCGATGCCAGCGCCCCTGGCCGGGGTCACGTAGTCGAACGCCTCGCGCCAGGTGGGCTCATGCACACGGCGCTCCGACACGCGCTGAGCGTGTCGCTTGAGCATGGAGTTGACGCGATCAGGGTTCATTGTCAGGTACCGCCAAGGGTAGACACGCCACGGGCCATGACGGTTTGCGTGAGCGCGGGAGAAGCCGCCGCATTGCTGGAAGAGGTGAGGCGACCAGCGCCGCGCGTCATCAACGTAGAGCCGCGCATGCGAGTGCGCTTGGCCGCAGTTGCGGCATTTGCGGATGCCTGTGCTTGCGCCTCAGCGGCAAGGCGCTGCTCTTCCGCCTCTTTGCGCGCGGCCTCTCTGTCCTTCTTCGCGTCGGATTGGCTGTAGCCGCCACCACCGCCGCACATGGTCAGCCCGCCCGCTTAGGTTGAGCGCCGAAGTCAGCGGGCACCACCCAACCCTCGGGGGTCAGCTTGGGGGTGTTGGAGACGACTTGCACCGCAGGCTGAGCGGGCGCGGCGGGCGCTTCTGCTTTGGGCGCCGGATCAGGCCCGGGCTCGGGGAAGGTGAACACCGTCTCAGCCACGCGCTGGCGCATGATGTCCTGGTCGGACGGCTCTTCAGCTTCATCGCTGGTTGGCTCGACGCTGGGGGCGCTGGGCTGAGATGCCTCGACAGGCTGAGCGGGCGCAGCGGAATCGCCAGGGGTCAGGATGGTGCGGGGCTTCGTCGCCATGCGGCTCTCCGGTAAGTTTGATTCGACACCGGCAAGTGTTGGGCCGCAACGTGGCAGGTTTCCCGACCTTACCCACCCTCCCCGGCTCAAGCGATCAGGCTGAGCTGGCGTTCATCGAATGGGGGTTCGGGATCTTTCACCTTCTTGGGCTCACGCACGCTGTGCTCAGTGCCGCACAGTGGGCAGTGGATGGTTCCGCCCTCCCAGGCCTCGACGTATGAGCGCTTGAGCGCGGTGCGGGGATCACCCCACCGGGGCACCTCCCCAGCTGGTCGGCCAGTGGTGCGCACCCACAAGGCGATGAGCAGCTCGCCCTGGTGCATCTTGGGGTCTGCCTCCTGGTTGCGCAGATCGAGCAGCGTGGGCTTGCTGATGCCCGTGCACGCCGTGATGACCCGCAGCGTCAGGCCACGCTCGCGCAGGTCCGCGAGGACGCGGAACCAGTCGATACGACGGACGGTGACACGACGGACCAGGCTCATCAGGCTACGGCCTCCAACAGTTTGCTTTCCGTCATGGGATCACCTTGCAGATGCGAAAGACGATACCGGCCAGGGTGACGGTTTCGCCGACCTTGACCAGCAGGGGTGTAGCGCGGTTGCCCTCCACCGCCATGACGATGGAGGTCCAGTTGCCGCGCCCTTTGGGCTTGAGCACCAGCATCACGCTGCGGCCTCGAGTAGGGAGGACTGGGGGGCTTCGCGCTTGGCAATGGGGGTGATGGTCACCACGACACGGGCGCCGTGCTCGTCTGGCTCCATGCGCTCGGCGCTGTCTGCGCGCACCCACTTGTCGTCACCGAAGGCGACGTCCTTGAGCGCGTCGTAGAGCACCTTGCGGGCGTTGTCCAGGTCGATGCACTGCACGGTGTCGTCCCAGGCCTGGCCGAACTTGCGCTGGCGGGTCTTCCAGTCGAGCGGGCGTTGCGGGTACAGGGCGATGTGCACATGCACGCGGCCCTCGATGGGGGCGCGCACGCCCTGCTGCCAGGCCTTGAGGTTGACGTGTTCCTTGTAGGCCTTGGCCTCATCGCTGAGGGTGACGATGGCGCGCTTGTGGCCACGCGGGACGAAGCTGCGCCAGTAGCGGTTCGCGCTGATGGGGTACGGGAGGGTGAGCGTGATCATGCGGGTTTCCTCGCTGGGGTGAATGCACAGCCCGCGCAGTCGCCCTGTGGGCACATCGGGCTGCATGGTTCGTCATCGCCAGTCGCCAAGGCCTCCACGGTTGCCTGCCTGCCACTGGCGGGTAGCGTCAGCGTTGAGCGCATCGGCTGCGGCTTGGCCTCGGGCCTTGGCGACGCTTTCGAGCCAGTCGCGGACCCATTGGCTGCCGCGTTCTTTGCGCCAGCGCAGCAGCTGGCGGACTTCGCAGCGGTGGCGTGAGGTGTGGTGGTCGGATGGGTTGGGCATGGGGGCAAATGCGCGCGGGCATGCGAGGCGTTCATGTGACTCATGCGAGGCGCTCCCCGCGATCCATTCCCAGCGCTTGGCGATAGGTCTGACGCTGGGCGAGGGTGACTGGTCGGCCCTTGTAGGTGCCGTCTCGGGCGTCGCTTTCGGCCAGCTCGCGCAGGGTCTGCAGTGGGTCGCGTGCGGATTGACCTCGACCGATGCCGGCCAGAGCCTGCTGCACACGGGCAGGGTCGGCCTTTGGTGCCGGCAGGGCCTGCTGCGGCTTGTCGGGCCTGCGGTTGCACAGGGCGCGGAACTGCGGCAGGTTGGGCGGGAAATCCGTCGGCAGATTTTCGAGGCCGTAGGCGATGGCTTGGGGGTTCTGCTGCAGCTGGGCCAGGCCACGGCCCCATGTCGCCATGAGGTTCTGGACGTGGGCTTCAGGCGTCACGCCAGCCGGGCATTCCCACTGCCGGTCGAAAGCGGCGCCGTAGGTAGCCCGCATGGTGTCCCAGATCCTGCGGACCCAAGCTTCAGGGAGGGAGGATTCGGGTGTCGACATCGATGGTCTCCGATTCGGTGATGGGGCGAACACGGTTGTGCATGGGCACCGCGCCGGTCATGAGGGCGGCGGTTTGGAGCCGCAAATCCCTGCGGCTGATGGTGGGCTGAGGCATGGCGCCCTGGTGCAGCGGGTTGGCCATTGCTGCCTCTTCGCGACGGCGCTGGACGGTCCCCACGGCGTAGGCGAATCCCTTGGACTTGGCCTTGGCCTCCGACGCTGCGCCGATGAACTCGTCGAGCGTTGCCCCGGCTTCGATGAGCCTCAGCAGGCCAATGTGCCCAGGGTTGACGTCAGCGACGCCAGCGGCCTTCATGGCCATGCAAACCTGTCCGGCCAACGAGGGGGCGCGCGCCATTGGCGGTGGAGAAGTCTCAGTGTGTGTATTTGGGTCTGGTGACTGGTGACTGGTGTCTGGTGTCTGGGTAGCCGTGTCGTCACGCGTGACACCTTGTGACTCGTCACGCGTGACACTGCGTGACGTTTGGCGTGACGTTGCGCGTGACAACTCCGCTTCAAGCTCTGCTGTCGTAGCCTTGAATGGCATCGTGACACCCAGTGACCGGAGTGCTTCAAATAGCTGTGCTCGGCGCTCTCTTGCCCTGCGCTGACGCTCCTTTGCGGCCTCCTTGGTGTCACCCTTCTCGGCCTGCTTGCCCCGGTACGCCTCGATCTCGGCGTCGCAGCGGCCTTGATGCCAATGACCGTCGATCAGCTCGAAGAACTCGGACAGGACCGCTGTGAGGGCCTCGCGCTCTTCCTTGCTGCGGGCGCCGATCAAGCGAGCGGCCTGGGGGTCAGGAATGGCACCCTCACGGGTGTAGTACACGTCGAGCAAGCGGCCATAGATTCCGTGCTCGAGCAAGGACAGGTGTGACGTGTCCTTGAGGTAGTCGCCGATGTGCCTTTCGTAATAGTTCACGCAGCGGCCCCCATGTTGAAGATCGAGGCGGTCGGCAGCACGGTTTCGCACCAGGCCTTGCCGTTGCGGATCCGGTTGACGCGGCTGACGCTGATGCCGTGACGTTCCGCCAGCACCTTTTCGCTGTCGGTGCTGTTGCGGATCTGGCGGGCCTCGGCCATGCCACCCTTGAGCTTCGTATTCGGGTTCGCGCGGGCCCTGGCTGTCACGGCAGCCTTGCGGCTTGGGCTGAACTTGTAGGCGCCACGGCTGGTGAGCCATGCACGCATCTGCTCCTTCGTTCCCATCTTGATGTGTTTGGGGCTGATGCAGCGCTTCTCTCCGCACGTGCGCCACAGGCGCATGCCGGTGGGGACATGCTCGCAGCCTGTTTTGAGCAGCCAGACAGTTGCATAGGTGGCCATGACCTTTCCCCTGAATTGCATGGTGGGGGTGGTCAGGCTTGGACCTGACATGCCGCCCTGCCACAACCAGCAGTCACCCTCTTCCACGGCGCGCTCTTGCAGCAGGCGTTCCAGCGTCCATAGCTGGCAGTATTTGAGTCCGCCCTTCATGGTGTTGCGGCCTTCCCTTGCAGCAGCTGGCGCATCAGGCGGTTCTCTGCCTCGGCCGCTTCAGCGCGGCGGGTGGCCTCATCTGCGCGGCGCTCTGCCTCGGTGCGGATGACCACCAGGGTGCAGCCGACCTGATAGGCGACCCACTCGGGATAGATGGTGTTGTCGACAGCGTGGCAGAACGGGCCGACCAGGTCGCACTGCAGCGTGGCCTTGCCCTTCTTGATGTTGGAGAAGTACCCGGCGTCGATGCCGAGCTGCAGGTAGATCTCTTTGTCCTCCAGGCCGGAGGCGCTGCAGGCCAGCGTGAAGGCGGCGGCGGCTGTGCGCTGCGCCCGGATCATTTCGATCGGCACACTGGCTTGCGCTGGGCGTCGTGCCAGTGCCAGTTCCGCCTGGTCCTCAAACCTACTCATGATGTTTGAACCCGGTTGAATGCCCCATCAGGGCAAAAAAAATCGACCATGAGGGCATGGACGACCTGAAGAAAAACCCCGCGCACCTCACCCAGCCAAGCAAGAGGCAACAGACCTCTCTTGCACGGCGTCAGGGAGGAGAAAGCCGCCGTCTTTCGACGGGACAGCTGGGTGGTGGAAGTGCGCGGGTGCATAACTTGTGCTCACTTGAAGCTGTCCGGCTCGTCGGGGTTGATGTGCTCGTCACGCACACCCCGCCACAGCTGGACGACCACGAAGACCAGGACGAGCAGCACGAACACCGGCGGGCCGATGAGCAGCAGCAGGTCGAGCTGGGCTTCAGTGAGGTTGAACATGGTTCAGGCCTCAGGCGGGCGGCAAATGGCGGCCCTGCCCTGCGACTTACGATGGCGGCTCTCACCCCAACCATCAGCGAAGGACAGGACCATGGAAACCTGGGAGCTCGACATCAGCGACCCCCGCCAACTCGCCGGGCAGCTACATACGCTTCGGATAGCGGTACAGGCCCTTCTGCTTGGAATGCCAGAGCCCCAGCAATCGCGTACCGCAGCACGGCTTGCTGCTTTGTTCGAACGAGCGCACGTTCAAGCGCTGCACGACGCCGAGCAACCGAAGCCCCCGCAATGGTTCGACGGCTTCGAGGCGATGAAGCACGAGCTTCTAAGGACACATCCCAGCACAAGGGAGACAGGCCAGCCCCCGGACCTCTGATCTCACGGTACAGGCGTTGGGCGTGTGCCTTCCCCGCCCACGTGACGCTCTGCACATCCGGGTGGTCCAGGTACTTCTGCGCCCGCTCGCGAATCTGCGTGCGGACTTCGCCCAGCGTTGGCCAGCGTTGGCGCAGCTCGTCTTCCCGCTCAGCCATGCTCGACCTCCTGCGCGGCCTGGGGCTGTTCGGCCGGGGTGGCGATAGACCCGAGCACCTCCGGTGGAAGGTGCTTTCGAGCTATTGCGGCCTGCACTCGGTCCCGGATGGGATCAGGGAGTTCTTCGGGCCACTGGCTGACAGCCGATCTGGAGATGCCGACGGCTTCGGCGGCGGCCGTCACTGTGCCGCCGAGCAGTTGAATGGCCTGTTTCTTGTTCATGCGGCGGATGTTAGCGCACTAACCGTGCGTGCGCAAGCTCACTAACCTGTCTCGCTGGTTAAATACACTTAATGAAAACGCTCAAGCAACGGACCGAAGAAGCCATTGAGGCGGGCTTCACTGTTGGTCAACTTTCTGCAGCTGCAGGCAAGTCATCTTCTGCTGCCAGTCAGTGGTTGAGTGGCGGAACAAAGACTCTGAAAGCTGACTCTGCAGCAGGCCTGGCTGCCCTCACTGGATGGTCTGCTGAGTGGTGGGCAACCGGGAAGGGCCCCAAACACCAGCACAGCGTCGAACAAGCCCCAGACAGCAGAGGACTCATCCCCCTCATTTCTTGGGTGCAGGCCGGGAACTGGAACGGCGCGCATGACCCTCTGCATCCTGGCGAAGCCGAGCGGTGGCTCGAATGCCCGGCCACCCATAGCGAGCGCACCTACGCACTGCGGGTGCGCGGCGACAGCATGACGGCCCCGCACGGTAACGCACGGACCTACCCTGAGGGGTGCATCATTTATGTGGACCCACTGCGTAA